CGGCATTGTGCTTCCCATTGTCTCGCCGACGGTGCACATGGCACAGTACTTCGACGCGTACTCCACGTCCCCTGGTAGGATGATGTCGCGGTGACACCCCTTGGCGTACCTGGCAGCTACTATGATGGATTTCTCAAACACAGGTACGAGAATGTCCATCATAGTTCCCATCCATCGGTCGGCCACATCGTCTGTGGAACCACTAAATCCTGTCTGCATAAACATTTTTTTGAATTCAGGGTAGAAAAACTTTTTTTGAAAATTCACATGACTTTTTCAAAATTTTTTTTGAAAAAGTTTTGTGAAAAAAAAGGATGAATAAATCCGTGGAGTATATTAGATGAATCTTCAACTGAGGAAGTTCAAACCAGAGACGATGACAGACGATCGCGTCTGTGTCTTCATCGGCAAGAGGAACACAGGGAAGTCTACATTAGTCAAGGATATAATGTACCACAAGAAACACCTCCCAGCTGGCATCGTCCTCAGCGGCACTGAAGAAGGGAATCACTTTTACTCAAGTTTTATCCCAGACCTCTTCGTGTACGGGGACTATGACAGGGACGCCATCGAGCGGGTGATGGCCAGGCAGCGGAAGTTGGTGGGTGCGGGTAAAAGCAACTGCGGCGCTTTCATGCTTTTAGATGACTGTATGTACGACTCGAAGTTCCTTAAGGATACCTGTATCAGGCAGTGCTTCATGAATGGTAGACACTGGAAAATCTTTTTCATGCTCACCATGCAATACGTCATGGATCTGCCACCCGCGCTACGCGCCAACGTGGATTACGTCTTCATCTTGCGAGAGAACATCATTCAAAATAGAGAGAAGTTGTACAAGGCATTTTTCGGGATTTTCCCCACGTTCGACATGTTCTGTAAGGTGATGGATGCGTGCACGGAGAACTACGAGTGTCTGGTCCTGGACAACACGGTGAAATCCAACCGCATCCAAGATTGTGTGTTTTGGTACAAGGCCACGCTCCGTAAAAATTTCAGGGTTGGGAGTCCCGACCTGTGGAAATTACACAAAAAGATGTACAACCCGAAACACGGTGACATTAGAGAGGACGACGCGAAGAAGGCGACGAAAAAAACCAGGCTGAGGATAACAAAAACAAAGTAGTCGCGTGCGTCTGAAAAAATAATCAAAAAAATTGGGGTATAACAAATGGCCGATCATCGCGTGACCACAATGAACCTCGCCGATAATGGAGAGGGAATGGTACCCCTGAACATGAACAACAACCCGACCACCACCTTTCATCAAAAGGAGGCGCCCGCGTACGGGATTCAGCCAGAAAAAAATATAATCGAACAACAAGAGACCACGATGGACTCGACGCCGATTGATATGTTAATGGAACCCCCTTCGATGACCCACGAACCTAAGATGCAGGGAGCTCTTCCTCACATGACCGCTCCCGATCCCCAGGGTAGTTATGCGGTGCAGGCCGAGAAGCCAGCCTCTAAGAACCCATTTAATTTAACGGACGATCAGCTCACCGCCCTGGTGGCCGGTTTCTGCGCCGCTATTTCCGTGTCGAAGCCGATCCAGGATCGACTGGCGACCTCTGTCCCTAAGTTTTTAAACGAACAAGGGGGCAGAAGTTTAGTCGGTCTCGCCTCCACGGGAGCCGTGGCCGCGGTCGTTTTCTTTTTAATCAAGGACTACGTAGTTAAACATTAGAGTTCCTCCTCTCCCAGCCCATATCACTATAAATGCTGCCATCGAAGAACTGGTGCGCAATGAGATTTCCCAAAATGAACGTCACTAGTAATAAGGAAATGAGCTTCCGTTTCTTACTACTCGGGGCGTTGGGATCCCGCATCGCCTCACGCGTGTCAGGAGAGAACTGGTTATAGATGTAGATCATGAAGAACGACAGCATCGTCGCCGTGAAGAAGAAACCCCTGTCGACTGCGAGTCGAGGGAACTGTCCGATCGAGAATCGAAGGAGGTTAGGAACGACGAGGGTCATCCAGATGAGGTTAATGGTATAGCTGCGAGAGAACTGTGGGACGGCCAGGATGGAGAAAACGAGAACCCAGGCCATCACGGCCTGTCCAAGGACCGAAAAAGGTGTCTTCATTAAACTACACTGAGATTATTTTAGCGGTCCTGGACGTGCTGACCACAGAATTCCGTTTTTTGAGTCACGCGTTCATAGATGCCGATGTTGACGCAGATGTCGCTGAGTTCCTCAAAGTTTTTCCAAAACGCGGGACTGTGACTGAACTCCTCCACGGTACAGTGCGCCAGTTCGTGGATGAGGACATGGAAGATCTCGTTAACTTCTCCGTCCAGGCACACCACGATCTCCCCACCCTTGTTCGTGTTGGTCCCCACGGCATTGGACATCCACAACTTACCAGTGATGGGTATGTGACGCGTCAACATATGGAATTTCTCGTTGTTCGTCTCCTTGAGGTGCTGCCTCAATTTCTTGTACCGTTCGTTCACTTCTTTCAGTTTCTCGTTCTCCCTGGTGGTGAGCAGGATAAGGACGACCGCGGCAACTAACAGTATTGTGATCATCATCTCTCTTACTTATATACAAAGATAAATTGTGAGTAGAGTTCGCTGATCGGATTTCCTTCCAGACCCTGCCACAGCTGCAGTCTAAACCCTAATTCTTCCAGACGAGTCATCAGCATGTCACGGTACGCAATGGGCTCACTTTTCGGCCCATCCGCATAAAACGGCGTGTCCACCAAATGGACGAAGAGCTTCTCACCGAAGCCGCCGTTCGCGTGATCCTTCATCTTAAAAAAGTTCCCCTTGTCGTCCGTGTAAGGCGTCTGCCACATGATCTTCTCCGAGTCCGGTATGATCCCAATCAACTTTCCACCGGGTTTCATCCTCTTCCTGATCTCATGTATGGAACTGCGAAACAGGTCCGCCGTGGCGAATATGTAATGTAACGAAAAGTTGTAACACACGATGTCGTATTTCCTGTTGGGGCAGCTGTGAATGTCACCCTCGTAAAAGTTAACTCGGAGCCGCATGTTCTTGGCGCGCGTGCGAGCCTCTTCCAGTGCAGACGGAACGGGGTCGCACATGCTGATATTAGCCCCACAGCGGTGCCACTTCTGAAGATCCCCACCGAAGCCGCATCCGACGTCCAGAATCGAGTTCCCACTCTCGGTCACGGACTGGATCAATGCGCGCTTGGCTTCGTTGTGGGTCTTCCTCAGTTCCTCCATACTATGACCTGAAGTTTAAACTTTATATTACTTAAAGTTTTGGGTACTCTTGATAGTATAAAATGTCTCTTACCCAGGACTACACCACCGTTCCCGGTCAGATTTTCGCCTGCCTCTCGGTCGTTGGACCGGAAGCTCCACAGAAAAATGAAAAGTTTGGGATTAAGATTCGTGGTGCATTTGCGAATCGCGACGAAGCCGCGAACCACGCCAAGCGCCTTCAGAAGGAGGATCCAACTTTTGACATTTACGTCGTCGACATGTACAAGTGGCTCCTGATCCCCCCCGACCCGACCGCCATCGAGGACACGCACTACACCAACGATAAGCTGGAAGAAATCATGGTGGGATACAAGGAAAATCAGGCCCAGGCGGCCAGGTTATTTCAGGAGAGGAAGGATGCCCTGTCCAGCAAGAACTTTATCACCCCCGGTGACGACAACTCCAAGTTTTACACCAAACCCGACGAAGCGCCGGTCAGCCACCCGGCCGAGGTCCTGGAGCGTCTCAAGAAAGAGAAGCCCGACGCCTCGATGGATGACCTCGTAAAAGAGGCTGACGTCATCGTCGCTCGCGAGATGGAAGAAAGGAAACAGAAGCGCGAAGCCGAGGACGCCTCGAGTTCCACTGACGCTCAGATCGCAGAGGAAGGCGGCGATGAAGAGTCGACCGCGTAAATAAAATACCACGTATTATTAATAAAAAATGTTAGGAATCATACTAACTATACTGATGGTCGGCGCGTTTTTCATGTTATTTTTCAACCCCTCGTACACGGTGGTGACCGAGAAGGAAAAGGAAGAAGAGGAAGAGGAAGAGGAAGAGGAATCTTCGACCGCAGTAGGATACGTCGAAGATACCGGACTAGATTCGTACGGAGCTGTTTTCGAGAAGGGCGACATGGGCACTTTCGTGGCTCATGAGGATGAGTCTTCACTGAGTGGCTCACCCGTCGTTAAGCATATCGAAGAATGACGGGCTGCATGGTTTTCCCCATGAAAAAGCCGAGGAGAAATACCGCGAATGCGATGATCCACGTACTCTTTGGTATGTTTTTGAAGGGATCAAAATTTGATTCCTTCTCTTCTTCGAAATACGGTGGCGGGGGTTGGTAATAATACTGTTGGGGAGACTGATCAGCGGGAGGTTCGGTGATTTGTCCCTCCTCCTGAACAAGGGGATCGACGTCCGGATTGTATTCAATTGGATTACCAAGATCACTCTCCATTTCTAACTATTTTAGTTTTTCATTTTTTTAAGCGTCTTCTGACTCACTTTCCTCCTCGTCCTCGTCGTCGATGAAGTCCTTTAGATTTCCGTTCTCGTCAACTTCATCGTC